TATTAGCAAAACAAGTAATACTAAAGGTACCTTACGAGTACCAAAACGACAACAAGAGTGGCACTGGATATCGCGAGTGTTTTTCTAGTAGTTGTGCGATGGTGGCTGAGTTTTACGGCAAGGTAAAAACTGACGATGAATATAACGCTATCCGTCAGCGGTACGGTGATTCAACTGATGTTCAGGCACAGCTTAAAACCCTCAAGCACCTAGGACTTGATGCGAGCTTCACTCAGAGAGGCACCCAGGAGCTTCTACAAGGCGAGTTAGACGCTGGTAGGCCCGTAGTAGCTGGATGGCTCCACAAGGGCCCTGTAGGCGATCCTGGTGGCTCTGGGCACTATTCTGTGGTGATTGGGTACACAGAAGGAGCTTGGATTCAAAACGATCCAAACGGTGAGGCTGATATGGTCAACGGTGGTTATATCAACCACACAGGTGGAAAGGGTGTGGCTTATTCCAAAAAGAACTGGAACAAAAGGTGGCTAGTAGAAGGCCCAGGATCTGGCTGGGCTATTTTGATTAAGAAACCTGGGTAAGTGTTATGGACTTTTCTGATCCTCAAGTTCAAGCTGCTTTGTGGCTTGCTGCGTTTGCAGCTTCTGAAATCATTGGTGTGTCTAAGTTGAAGCAAAACAGCCTCGTACAATTGGGGTTGAAACTATTTCGTGTTGCTTATGGCAGCCTCGCCAAAAAAGTCTCTAAATAAGACTGAAGGACTTGCTTCAGATGATGATCTGTTTAGTCTTCACCGTTTGGTGGCCACTAAATTGATTGATCAGCTGAATCGTGAAGATGTAAAAGCTTCGGACCTTGCAAACGCTATTAAGTTTCTGAAAGACCAAGGTATTACTGCTCTTAACGGCGGTGATGTCTCTGCTATTTCTGAAATGATTTCTGCGCTTCCAGATGTCGATATCAAGAAGGTTCGCAGTTATATTGGTGCTTAGGAACTAAACCTTCCTATATGTACCAAGCAAAACCCCCGGTATGGTGACTAGATCGCCTGCTGGGGGTTTTGTCTATTTAAGCCCTGACGATGTTATGGCTAACCTTCAAGCGTTGCAGCGTAAAGAAGCCGTTCGTCAATGGAGACAGTCAATCAAAGAAGCGTTTAGCAACCGGTGTGCTTACTGCGGTGAGCATCACGAAGAACTCACTCTTGATCACGTTCAACCCAAGACCCGTGGAGGTCAAGACGTATCAACAAACGTAGTTCCTGCTTGTCAGCGTTGTAACCACAACAAAGGCTCAGAGCACTGGATGATGTGGTATCAGCGCAAACCTTACTACTGTGAGGAGCGTAAGCAGACCATCCTCCAATGGATCAATTCGACGAGATTTACCAATCCTTACCCAATAGCGGTGTAGATCTACCGCCCTGGCCAAAGGTAGAGCTGACGCTTGAACAGCAGTTTCGTGTGGCTGCTATTGAGCGTGATCTACCCACCGTAAGCAAAGAAACCCTTCAAGACCTTTTAATTGCTTACGTAAAGATGAACCTGTTGCTGCAGAATAACTTGAGCCAAGTTTTTAAGTGGGCTCATAGCAATGGCACGGCAAAGCAAACAGACTGAACAGATTATTCAGGAAGCGGTAGAAAGTTTTCCAATCTTTGCTACTCACCTTTGGCATTATCTACGGCTTCCTAGCCCAACACCGGTCCAATACCAAGTAGCTGACTTTCTACAAAGCGGTCCTAGCCGTCGCATCATCATGGCTTACCGAGGCTGTGGTAAGTCGTTTCTGACAGCTGGTTACGTACTTTGGAGACTTCGTAGGGATCCAAACTGTAAGGTCTTGGTGATCTCTGCAGCTCAAGACCGTGCTGATGCGTTCTCCGTGTTTTGCCATGACCTGTTACGCAACTGGTTTATGGTCAAAGACCTTTTCCCTAGCGACACGCAACGGTTTAGTAAGGTTGCTTTTGACGTTTACGGCGCAAAACCAGACCAGTCTCCTTCGGTACGTTCCAGCGGTATCTTTGGTCAAATTACTGGCTCCCGTGCTGACCTCATCGTTGCTGACGACGTTGAGACACCCCAGTCCTGTGAGACTCAACTGATTCGAGACAAGCTCCGGGAGTCCATTAAAGAGTTTGACTCTGTGATCAAGCCTGGTGGTGAGATCGTGTTTCTTGGTACGCCTCACACCCAAGACAGTGTGTACGCAAAGCTTGAGGTCTCCGGTTACAACGTAAGGATCTGGCCTGCTCTGTACCCAACCGGTAAAAAGCTCAAAAGCTATTACGGTGACCGTCTAGCACCCAAAATCCAAGCCGATCTAGAAGCTGATAAAGGCCTTGCTGGACACCCTGTAGACCCTGAACGTTTTGACTGGGCTGAACTGGAAGCTCGTCAGCTCTCTATCGGTCGTTCAACGTTCAACCTGCAGTTCCTGCTGGACATCAGCCTGAGTGATGAGGAGCGGTTCCCTCTCAAACTCAGAGACCTTTGTGTGTTCCGTTTAAACCGTGAAAACGGCCCTAATAAGGTTGTGTGGCTTGCTAACGGCGATAAAGCCCTTGACCTACCCTCAGTCGGTCTTCATGGTGATCTGTTTTACAAACCGGCCCAAATAGGGGATGAATTTCTTGAATACACCGGGGTGGTCATGGCCGTTGACCCTTCTGGACGCGGCAGTGACGAGCTTGGCTACGCAGTAGTGGCTTACTTGAACGGTAATTTGTTCCTCCTCTCCAGTGGTGGCCTTAGGGGTGGTTACAGCGAACCGAACCTCAAAAAGCTGGCCCTCATCGCTAAAGAGTTCAAGGTCAAGCAAATACTTGTTGAAAGTAACCTCGGCCTCGGTATGTTCTCCGAGCTTCTTAAGCGATACCTCGGAACGATTTACCCCTGCACTGTTGAAGAGGTCCGACACACAAAGCAAAAGGAACTCCGCATTATCGACACCCTTGAGCCTGTCCTTAACCAACACCGGCTCATGGTTGACACTGACGTAATCACTAACGACATTGCCTCCACAGAGTGCTACCCAGGCGAAGTCAGAAGCCAATACCAACTGTTTTTCCAGCTGACAAGGATTACCAAAGAGAAAAACAGCATCAGGCATGACGACCGCTTAGATGCCTTAGCAATGGCTGTTCAGTATTTTACTGAGTCGATGGCTGTTACAGAACAAAAAGCTATCGCTGCCAGAGAAGCAGAACAGTGGGAACTGGAACGAAAGTTTGTCCAAGGTGACGGTGGTCTCTCTATTGATGCCCTTGGATACGCCAGATCCCTTGAAGACCTTCAGAAAGCCCTTTACGCCACCTCAGGAGCCTCTAATTGGCTAGAGGACCTCTAGGAGACTCTAGGAGGCTCTAAAAGGCCCTTTGGCTACCCTGACACCTAAAACGGCTTAGAGGGGCCTTAGAGAGTCTTCTAGGGGCCTCTCAGAGGGGTTTACGGTAAAAGCCCCCTCTAGGTGTTACGCAAAGAGAGACCCCCCTTTAAGAGATACGCTCTTGACAGCCGTGGTTAGACTCCTTTTAAAAGTATTTAAAGAGGTACTTAAAGAGTCTTCTTTAAAAGAGGTCTTTAGCTGTTACCTTTTTAAGACCTCTTTTTTAAAGACCTTTTAAAGAGACCCATTTAAGACCAGTTAGACAGCCTTTAAACAGCTGCTTAAAGCCCTAAGCTGCTTAAGCCAATTACAAAGGGCTTTAACGATGGACAGGGTAAAGCTGATCACAGTCACACCTGATGCAGAAGACCTAGTAGTCTATATGGCTAGGGTCAGTAACCCCAGTAATCAAAGTAATAACCAAGGATCAGAAAAACTTATTAAATACTTAATCAACCATAAGCATTGGTCACCCTTTGAAATGGTTCATATGGTCCTAGAAATAAACACCACTAGATCTATCTCTGCTCAAATACTTCGACATAGGTCCTTCAGCTTTCAAGAATTTAGTCAGCGATACGCAGATACAGAAGCTATTGGTTATGCCAAAGCTCCTCACCTTAGAAGACAAGACTTAACCAACAGGCAGAACAGTATTGATGATCTAGATACAGCTAAAACTCAGATCTATTACAGGCGTATTGGTCAACTGTTTGAAGAGGCTCAAGATCTGTACCGAGAAATGGTCAGTAGTGGTGTAGCTAAAGAGTGTGCTCGTGAAGTTCTTCCCCTAGCTACTCCAACCAGGATGTATATGGCTGGTTCAATCAGAAGCTGGATCCACTACATTGATCTACGGTCTCAAAATGGGACTCAACTAGAACACTTGCAACTAGCTAACGAAGCTAAACAAATCTTTTGTAAAGAGTTGCCTACTATTGGTAAAGCTCTTGACTGGTTATGACAAAGCGTAACTACCGTAAGGAATACGACAATTACCACTCCAAACCAGAACAAAGAGAAAACAGATCAAGCCGTAACAAAGCTCGACGTAAAGCTGTTAAAGCTGGTTACAACGTTGCTGGAAAAGACGTAGATCATAAAGACGGTAATCCTCGTAATAACAGCCATAAAAACCTTCAAGTGGTCAGTAAGAGCTACAACAGGTCGAAGAAGTAAAGCGAAGCAGGGCTAGAGGGCTGCTGGAGAGGCTCCTGGAGGGCTCTCAGAGGGTTTTAAGGGGGTCCTAAAGGGCTCCTTTTTTTATTTGAAGGGGGTGAAAGGGTTTTACTTCGGATTTTTGAGCCCTAGTTAACGTTCTGGCCCCACCCCTCGACCCCCTTGGGGGCCTTTAAAGAGCCTATAAACATATGCCAATGCCGTTATAGGGCGGCATAACGATGGCAATTGATAAGGCAATTAGAGGGTTTTAAGGGGATTGATAAGTTTGGCTAATCACATGTACACGCGCGCGCTTGGCCACATCTAAGAGCCTCTAAGGCCCTTTAAAAGCCCTCTAAGTGCCCACCTACCAAGGCCTGTCTAGAGGCCTGCTGCAGGGCCTTCCAGAGGCCTCTGAGGGATTGTTACGACTTACAACAGGATCAGTAGCCTCTAGCCCTACCTGGCACTGATCAGGGTCTATAGTTCCGTCAAGCGAGCCGAGAGGGCTTGCTGCTTTCCCTTTTCCTTTCAAACCTTGAAACCAATCACTTTTAAACTTGAGAGCCACTACGGCCTTACGAGAGCCTATCCAGTAAGTCAGGAGGCCATTCTCCTACTTCGCTTGACAGGCACTAAAACCTTAATTCCTAGCGCTCTAGGCACTATTGCAGCTTTAGGTTTCCTTTGTGTTGATACAGAGGGCAACGAAATCACCGTTAGCCAGTTGTACTGATGAAGGAGTTCATTCTGTCTACCCTCGCTGTTTGTGCTCTGGTCTTTATGGCAATCGATGAGGCAAGCGATAGCTCAGTAACTCACAGTGGTACTCAGCGTGTTGTTCTAATTAGGTGAACAACCCAGCGTTCTATTTGTTCAACTCCTGGTGTGAAGATCAACTATCACGATGGGAGCTTGAATACGATTCCGACTCCCCCTTTCCTTTCACTGAATCCGACAATGATGACGACGACAATGATGAGCCCTGCAATTTTTGATCGTTTTGACATCGTGTCTGCTCACCATTTGTTCTGGAGTGAGCATCACGACGGACAATTTAGCAGGGGCTACGAAAGACTTTCCAAAATATCTGCAATGAGGTTTGATCCTGGTGCTTTGTTCACTGGGTGGAACTCCCTCAGTGATAACGCAAAGGAAATTTATCGGAATCTTTGCATCACTGAAGATGAGCAGTGTGAGTACGATACTCTCAAGTTCATCGTTGATGATGCGTTTGATTGGGTAAACGATAGTTGCGTTGAGTGGTTCATTGATCGCTATAACGACGATCCTGAAGCTCTTTGTAATTACGATCGTTTTGATTTCGTAAATATTGATATGTGCTATATCAAAGATCTTCTTAACTTCTACGAATGCAATACTGATTGTGTCCTTCACTGGGTTGATGAGGCCTGCTCGGCTTATTGCTACACCTCACGTCTTCAACTAGTGGAAGGTCAAACAATAGAAGATCCTGACGACTTTGCTACTGCTCTCGTAAACGCTGGTATGACTTACCTCGGGATAACTCTCTGGCAAACAGTAGAGGAGCGCAGAGGCTGAAATGTACCAACTGCCTAAGTTTCTCGGGTATTGTTTTCTCTTCTGTCTCCCTATTATCTGGCTAGTGTTAGGCCTACTGAGAGCTAACTAAGAGTTATATAGGGGCCTTACTTAGGGCCCCTTTAATTTTTACTTACGATATAACGCTATCGTTATATGCCGATATGGTGAGGGTCAGGTTTATTGAGAATGAGTCGCAACAGCAATAGGACTAGTTGAGAATGATTCTCAGTATCAAGAGGAGAAGGGAGAGTAGTACAGATGTTCGGGTCTAACTACTATCACGCCACGGGTCACGCCACGGGGCAGGGGCTAAATTGTTGGAAGACCTCTTTAACAGCCCGTGACACAACCCACTATGTCTGGAAGGGAGAAGTTCTACGCGCCGCTTAAGCAAGTGGCAAAGCAGTATATACCCCTTTTGATGGCACGTATGCAGGTGCTTCAATCACGCGCCAATCAGTGTTTGGAGTATCTGGAAATGAACGAGGAAGAAGAGGAAGAGTCTGAGACTTTAGAGCAAGTTGTACTGGCACAAACGACGCTTCATAAATCAGTGTTAGAAGCAGCGTTGTGCCAATCGTTAGTCGGTTCATTTGCTGACCTGTTGGAGGGTGACTACCAAAGGATCAAGAACAGCGAGTGTTACTTCTTGAATGAAGAAGGAGATTTCGAGTCTCTGTACGAAGAAGGAAACGACGGTGGCCTTGACCCTTAGGTAACTACCTAGGTTACCAGAACCTCCTCAGAGGCCTCTCTAAGCCTCTTGGCGGTGTCTGAATAGCACAGCAGGTCACACCACTCAGCGAGTACGTCAAAGGCCGCCTGCATCCGCTCTGGTGCGTCAATTAGAGAGTTGGAGAAACGCTCGTTGTCCCAATACGCCTCAAGACAAGCTGCCACGGGGCAGTTGAGGTCAGTCATTGAGGCCCTCCAACTCGGCGGCGATGGCGAAAAGTTCGGCGCGAATGGTTCTGCGCTCATCCCAAATGCCTTTCAGCATTTCGGGATCATCAGGTTCTGAGTGCGGCGTCTCTGGGGTCACCTGATTTGCAGCAGCGCGGAGGGCGGCTGTGGCAATCTCCCGTGAGTAGCACTCAGGGTTGATTTCGTACTGCATGGCAGCATCCAGCACCGCCTGCGCGGCGGGGGAGAGGTCAGTCATTCGGGCAGGGCCTCCAGGGCGCGGCGGATTAGGTAGACATCAATGTCGTCATCTTCCAGTGCTGCCAGCGCCTGCTCCTTCAAGCTCGGTGGCTTGGGGCGGCGGGCGGCTCGGAGACGATCAGCCACTAGCTCATAGCCAGGGATGTAAGTATCGAACCAAGCGATGCACGCCTCCA